AGAAATACCACTTATAAGAAACGCTGATGATTTAATGTTGTATCCATCCATACTACTAATATGGAATTGATTTCCGAATCCAATTTGATACTCTGAGAATGCGTTTAACACAACTCTCAGATCTCTTCTCATCTGTATTGTCGTGATATTAGAAGTTACAGATTCGTGACTGTCATCAATTATTTTTAAAAACTTACTATACTTAAATCTGGCACCATATTTGTTTAATTCGGTAGAATCAGCATACTTATTTGCATTTGTTTGGACCAATGTAGAAACATAGTCTGCATTGGGTGCTAAGTTTGTGTTATAGTATATTTTTGAATTTGATTCAATATAAAGATACTTCAGATCTAAAATTTCTGGGACTATTCCAGCAACAGAATATTTTTTCAATCTTAGTTTGATGTTTTCCTTTGTCAGATTTGGTAAGAAATCACCTGTTCTTGGTTTGATACTAATAAAGACTTTACCATATTGTGGAGGTACTAATTCTTCACCACCAAATACTGAAATTGATTCAGTTTCTGGATATATTCTTGCGGGAATTAAAGTCTCATAGTCGTCTGCAGTAAGTGCTCTATTTTGAGATGCATAGATTCTTGGTGCATACTTTTTAATAGATTCAACAGATTCAATACTTTCCCCACCAGTAGCGACTAATCCAGTAGTTACAGCAGAAATTCCAGAAGTGATTGTTGAAGTAACCGAATTTCTTGTATATGTTAATCTACCTGCAAAAGAAAATTGACTTATACCATTCGCAGAATCTCCGTCACAAACAATATAATCGGATGTTATATAATTTCCTTCTTCTAATGCTTTTCCGAATACATCATCACCAAAAATTAATTCATATCTTTCATCCTCAATTTCTTGTAAGAAATATACTTTTGAATCAGATAAAACCTGGAATAAACTATCTTGAAGACTATACTTTGTACCTGTAGTGGCGTCTTCGTTTGTTTTTACAACTACATTAATAAGAGCAGTATCTACTCCAGAGTTTGGTAGAATGAATCTCTGATTTGGTATTCTTGAACTGTAGGTAAAATTAGAAGAAAGTAATGATCCTTGATAGACTGAAATATCATTAAAACTTGCAATTCCATCTATAACAGGAACACTAATATCCTCTAAAATTGAAAATACAAAAGACTGTCCACCAAAACTACCAGATGAAGTTACAACAGGACCTTTCTTAAGAGTGATTGTTGATGGTAGTGGACTAATATTAAAAACTGTAGCATCTACAAAGAAACTGATTGATGCAGTTGCTGCTTTTCTTGATCTTGGAACATATCCAATATTTCTTGCAAGTGCAACAACATTCTCTCTAAGAGTTGCACTATCAATAAAAACCTCATTTGCAACCATATTTGCATTATATGAGGTAATGTAAGTATTATATGCCAAAACATCAAGTATCGTTGAGAGATTGGATCCCTCAAAATCATAATCAGTAAAATTAGAATTCGCTTTTAAGTAGTCTCTGAGCGTTGTTTTAACCTGGTTGAAATCCAGGTTAGCGAAGTTTGCTAATGGCATTTTTACCTAGATGGTTGCAAAACAAATTGTAATTCTTGTATAGGAACGTCCGCACCAATGATTTCATACACAATAACAACATCATATGCATTATTATCAAAATCTGGATATGAGTTTACTGAGATCAATCTCACTCTTGGTTCATAGTTATTGATTGATTGTCTAATCTCATCAGTAATAATAGAAGCAGAAATGTCGTCAACGTTCTCAAATAAGGTTCTAGAGATTCTAGATCCAAAATCTTCATCAAAAAACTTTTCTCCAGGAAGGGTAAACACAATATTACGCACAGAACGAGCGATTGCATTTTCATTTTTAAGCGCAATCAGATCACCGTTCAGAGGATTAGTCTGAAAAGTCATACTGATGTCCTTAAAACCTTGGCTTACCCTTTCTAAAGGCATTGAATATTATAATTCTATCTTATTTATTACCCTTTTATGGATCCGTAGGTTGGTTCTGTGCCATAATCCCAGTCATCATAATCCTCATCATTGCGAATTTTTTCATGAATTTCGTTCTGATGATAAAAATCATGTTTCTTGGGTGTCATGTTGTCATGATTGATCTCACGAAGCATTTTTTGCTTCTGAATTTTACTTTCCCAACCATATTCTGACGATAAAAACTGCGTTCCCCACTCATTTTTCATAAAATTTTCGTCTTTATCTACTTGTTTGGTCATTTTTTTGCTCCTGATTTGTTAAATCAGAACTTTTTACGGGGTTGCTATCCCGAATTTCTTTAATTTCGTACATAAAATCATCTGAAGTCTCAATTTTACGACGATTTTCTACTGAATATTCGGTCAAGTCAATTTCATAACCTGGATTTTTGGTAATTCTGTTCTTTGTCCATGCATCATCATACCATAATATCTTATTATTTGGATATGCATAGAAATTACCATTATCCATCTTGAAGAAGTGAGCACATTTATGCTCTGGAGTCTCACTAAAGTTAGTATTCAGAGTAGATTTTGACTCCCATGACCAATCAAGAGTGAACATATACGTTCCTTCATTCTTTTCTCCTTTATAATTGATTAATTGAGCACGTAAGTTAGCAAGTCTTGAGCGAACTTGAACATCAATATAAGGAGAAAAGCAATCCCACCACATACATTCTTCTAGATCTGGAACTGGTGCATCAGGTTTCCAACAGAATGCATGAATCGGTCTACGAGTCCAGTTAACCCCATTCTCTAGAAACGCCTCAAAGAGGGGTACGTGCTTCTCTAAGGACGCTACGGAATGCACATCACATAAAGTAACCTCCCCATGACCTTTTTTATGATTATAGAGAAATTCATTACGAATATAGCAAGTAATTGTAGGAAGATTGTGATTTAGATATGACATTAGTTGCTAATAAAAAAGCAGGGAGTTACCCCTGCTTTATCTATACTATTACCCTTTACCTTGTCCACGATAACGCTTCTTACGTCCATTGCGAGAGGTCGCACTGAGAAGAGTTCTTGCCGAGCGTCCTTGACGAGTCTTCTTCGGGGGACCTGGTTCAAACAAGGTCTTATTCGTTCCACCTTTAGCCATTAAATTTCCTCCAGTTCAATAAAGTTTGGATCAATGTTTTCTTCCGAGAAAAAGCGTTCGGAAAAGTCTTGTAGGACCTCAGCACATTCTTCATGAGTAAGGTCCTGATAAATTTTACGCCCTTTATAAAGTACGTTAAATTTCTTCATCAGATAATACGAGTTTTTTCATGTCCAACACGAATCCGAGGATCGCACCAGATCTCAAAGCCTGCTTCTTTAGCATCCAGACAGAATGAAACGTCCTCACCACACATGTCCTGAACATTACCAGATTCAAAGACTTGCATCTTCGGAGCAAACCAAGGATACTCAAGATTCTCAAAAACACCCTTTTTAATCAACACCCATCCAAAACCAGTATAGTCTACTGTGAAGGGCTTTCTACGCTTCTGAATGGAATCAACAGTTTCGTGATTCATCACTCCACCATTCTTGCGGAAATCATCTTCTTCCAACCAGTGTGCGACAGAAGTTGTGTGTCCATCCTCTGTAGCATACCAACCAGCAGTAATCTCACGCTCAGTTCCATCTTCACTCAGAGAAAGATCACAGAGTTGCCAGAACTTGTTTGTGTCAAAGACAATATCCGAGTCAATCCAAAGTTGATAATCATACTCCAGTTTTCCATCCCAAGGAATTTGCTTCGGACCACGGAGAACATTTGCACCTAAACATTTACAACGTGCAAAGTTAACCATAGATGAATAATCTTGAGAAATCTGAATACTCATACCATTCTGTACCATATCAAAGCACAGTTGTACAAAGTTCTTCAGAAAAATAAAAGAGCATCCACGACCTGGAAGACAGAATACAATACTCTTTCCACGCATCCTTTGTTTAATTGCATCAATATCCCATTCTACTTCTTTGGGTTTTGGTGCAGTTGCTTTTACTGTGAATCCTTTTGCCATAACTTGAAATAACCTTCAGTTCAAATTTTAACAGTTTATATATGCTTTTGTCAATATGAATCACACCCAGGTGGTTCAGAGGATTTACCCCCTGCTCCATTGATTCTAGGTGGAAGTTCTATGAAACTTAAATCTTCTTTTGTATATTCGGTTTTCATTAATCCCACCAAGTGATTCAAAGTGTCCCACTTGATATTGAAATCCTCCTCTTTGAGAGAATGAAACAGACACTTATCCTTTGCGTAGATATGATATACCTTCTCCTTGGGGGTCATCAAAATTTCCTCCGGAATTTTTTATCAGTTCTTAGTTAGTTACCGCATTATATATCAGAACTAAAAAGAAACCAAAAGCAATAAAAAAGGGACGTGGATAACGAATCATCCATCCCGCTAATACAACCTTCCAGAAATTCCAATATGGGGACCTTCGGGGGTATTGATGCTTCATCCTACTTCCGGAAAAATTTTTTTAGATTGATATAATGCTCGCGTTTTGTCACCTCTGTAGGTTAGGGTAGTTAGCGATTTTTATATACGCAACGCCCGCAGGACGATATAACCCCCGACCGCAAAACGCTGTCATCACGACTATATTCAGAATCATAACATAAACCCCCTCCAGTGTCAACCAGAGGGGGCACAGTTACTGATCAGAACTCAATAGGATCTGCGGTGGGTTCGTTGATACCTTCGTCACTGACAAGAGTATCAAGAATCTGCAGAAGTTCGTCACCAGTGTTAGCGCGACCCAGCAGAGAAAGCATCACAGACTTGGACATGATTAAAGAAGAAAAGTGTTGTTAACTGTTGATGAGTAGTTTATAGTCTTGCTCAGGACTGTAAGTGTTACTTAGAGGTCAAACACATCGCTATTCAATTGGAT